CCGCTTTAAGTTAATTAAGTTTAATAAAAACTTTTTGAAATTTATTGTTGACAAATTTCTCCCCTCATGATAATATATACAAGGTTCGCGTGAGCGGAACGAAATAAAAGCTGCTGTGGCTCAGTCGGTAGAGCGTCGCATTGGTAGTGCGGAGGTCACGGGTCCGATTCCCGTCAGCAGCTCGGTAAATCCCTTGATGATTCAAGGGATTTTTTGTTGTCTATTCAGCAGTTCATTGCAACATGTTGCATCTTGCCTACTATTTGCCTACTACGGTTTTTGTAGGCAACAAACTGTTTTCCATAATTTTTGCTGCCTCCTTTCCTTTTTCTTTGAAAAAATAGGAATAAATATTAAGTGTAGTAGTCGGATTGGAATGCCCAAGTACGCTTGCCACTGTTCTTGCGTCCATATTATTTGAAATCAGGATAGCGGCAGCAGAGTGGCGCAGGCCGTGCGGAGGGATGTTATCTGGTATCTTATCTTTCTCACATTCCACAGCGCATTGATTATAGATACGTATAATTCGTTTAAAGGTTGTATATGGACTACATATATGCATCTGGCTGCCATTAGCCTGAGTAAAAATGAAATTTTTATCGTATTCATTTCCTTTATATCCCACCCACGCTTCCCCCTTCTTAAAACACTGCTGTATTTGCTCGGCTTTCCAAGCCCTGGCTATTTCTATTACATAGGGAGGAAGTGTATTTTCTCGCGTGTTATGAGTCTTGGTATCCTTCAATTCCATGGTTCCATCAACATAATCGGTGGACTTATCTATATTAATTTCACATGTATTCATGTTCAGGTCATTCCATGTTAAGGACACGTTCTCGCCACGCCGATCACCAGCAAAAAGAGCTATGTAAAAATAAAGTTTCCATTTAGTAGATACTTGGAATGTCTGTACGTATTTCTGTACATTATACTGCTTACCACGAACTGTAGTCTTATGCTCCTGATGCACAATCTCGAGCGGACGCTCCAGGGCATCAATAAGACGTATCAATTGTTCCATAGTAAAATACTTAGGCAAAGTCTCTTTCTTGGCCTCCTTGCGCCCTGTAACCTTTCCTGCATATATCAGCATGTTCATGTCAAGCAGCCCTTCTGAAACAGCGTAGCTTAACATAGCACTTATTATAACGCAATCCTTCCTGATTGTAGAATCGGATAAGGGTTTCTTGGTTTTGGGATTGCGGTACTCAGTTTTAAGCATTTTCTTATAATTTTTAACATCATTATTTCTAAGGTTCCCAATTTTAATATGACCCATAGCAGGGATAATACGATTTTTAAGCCTGTCTTTGTAGTCCTTATAGGTGGTCCTGGCAAGAGTGGGAGGTTGCATATCTTGAAGGTAAAGTTTGGACAGTTCATTCAATGTCATCCTGGCACCTTTTATGTTTTTTCCAGACTTAACATCCCTCTCAAAATCTACAACAAATTCAGTAATGGCCTTATCTATTGCTTTTTGTGACATTCCTGGTTCGGGTTTCCATGTCTCTGTCTCCGTAATCTTTTTCCCGTTGCTGTCATATCCATTGCTCACAGTAATTTCATAGCTGTTTCCTCGTTTCCTTATACTTGCCATAACAATCATCCTTTCTTAAAAAAGAGTACAAAAAATACGCCATTGCGGATTCAGGCGTAGGATGATATAATATAGGTGCGAATCTGATATTATTCATCCGGCTGGTCCGGCAATAGTATCCATTGTAAAGCTCTGGGAGTTGGTAGCTCCTGGGGCTTTTGTTGTATATAATTAAAACAATCTCAAACCAAGTAGTTCTAATGGATAACCTGTGCAATTACAAAATTGTTCTTCTGTGTATCCATAAAATTCTTCCAACATATCATCATCAATCAATAAGAATGCAGCAAAAATATTAGCCTGTTTCTCTATTCGCGATGTCAGAAGCAACGTTTTGCTTTTCATGAAAGCGCAGTTTTCTTTTGGGTGCATGATTGCATGTCCTAATTCATGTGCCAGAACCACACGGAGAAATACGTCATCATCGATGTCTGAATTGAGAAATATGTATTTTCTACGTTTAAGTAATTTGTAGAATCCGGCAACCACATCTTCTAGCGGCATCCTGATAATAGTAACACCTAAATAATCAGCAATTTCCTCTGGGTCATCAGTTCCATATTTTCTTTTTAGGTATGATACCAGTTTTGGTATTTGTTTATTATTCAAAATTTAATCACCACCCAAAGAGCCTAATTCTTTTCTGGTCTAGGCTTGTGCTTGTATGGCCGAAATGTTTCCTTATTCTTTACTTTTGCATCCTCCAATGCTACTTCAATCGCATTTCTAAGCAAATCAATTTTATTTTTCGGAATAGGCTGGTCATTGTAAAAAAGTGGACCATCAGCATCATTTGCTATCTCTTCCATTAACCTGTCCAGGTCTTTTGCTATGTCACGTTTATCTCTGGTGGTGAGCTCTGGAACTCCCTTCTCTGGTTGTTCTTTTCCAGTCATTAAATAATCCAATGAGACCTCGAAAAAATCAGCTATTTTTTGAAGTCTATCTACGCTTGGTCTGTTCGTATCAATGCGACATAGTGAACCCTTAGATAAACCTAAAGTTTTTTCTAATTGGTTAATTGATAATCCCTTTTTTCTGCTAAGTATTTTTATTGTTTCATAAATCATAGCGTAACTCCTATTCAAAAGTTATGTAAAAAATCACGCAAAAACTCTTGACATTCTGGAAATATCACGTATAATGAAAATGTAACTTCTGGAAATATCACGCAATATGAGAATATCAAAAAAATTCGTAATTAGTTTTGTGGTAATTCTGATTATAGAATATTTTACGCAATATGTCAATGATATTGCGTGATATTAGATGAAAACATATGTTGTGCTAGATAGCACGACAGAAAAAAGTGTGCTGCGTTGGAGCGTGGTTGATAGTTACAAAAGCCTGTTATAGCTTCTTTTCTAAGTGGTAAGTCATCGGTGTTTCACCGAAGCAACCGAAATAAGATAGCGCTACTATCTCATATCCAAGTTTACACCACTTGTCCGCGAGGGACTTAGAATGAACGATTCTCTTTATGCTATCACCTCCTTTCATAGAGGCGATTCGCAGCACACTTTTCCATTATAACACAGGAGGTGAAAAAGTTGTTATATGACAATGTAAAGAGGCTATGCGATGAGCATAAGATTTCCGTTTCTGCTCTGGAAAGGACACTTAACTTTCCAAGGAGTAGTATTTGTAAGTGGAATGAGAATGAACCAGGAATCAGAAAAGTACAAAAGGTCGCTGACTATTTTGGTGTCTCCATTGAAAAGTTACTGGAGAGTTATGAAGAGGAGGAAATTGATAAAAATGTGTAATTTACCAAAACTCCGTGGAATTAAGGAGAGTTATACGTGGCTTAAAGAGCAGGACCCGGAGACACAGATTACGCTTAAAGGTTACACGATATTAGTAAAGACAGGTGTAATACCAAGTGTAAGGAGGGGAAATAGATATCTGATTGACATCAATACCCTTCCAGATGCCATTAGGACTTGGGTGGATTCAGGCATGAAAGAAGTGGAGCAAAAAGAAAAGAGTGCTTTGATGCCTAAAAGTCCTCAAGCAGCGATTGAACGTAGGCATGGAAGCGGAAAGTATGGTCAGATTCGGTCGATAGGGTAGGAGGTGATAGCCAATGAGCAGAGCAGACATACAGTACATGCCCCTCACAACGGACCCGTCCCGGCGCATCCGTGACCTTGCCCAAGAACTGACCCAGGCCAACATCTGGCTGGCCGGAAGCTTGGATGAGGAGCGGCGGTGCCGGAGGGAGTCAGAGCGGTTCGGATTAGCCCTGGCGTTCTTGCTGGCGATAGCAACCACACTTCTGGTACTGGTCTGGTCCGGGTACATACCTATAGGAAGGGGGTGAGTATCGTGAGGATATTAATACCTGGAAGCAAGTTGAACTCCCAGGAACAGCTTGAGATGGCAAAATATCTGGTCAAAGCTGGATATGCTGTCAGTATCACCAAAGGAAAAAGCCAGAGTGGTAAGGCTGTTTCCTATATTAATTATAACATAGTGGAGGTGCAGGATGAGCAGACGCAGAAACGGGACAAACCGTGCGGCGGCAGCCCTGGGGATTAACAAATACAAGATAGGAGTGAGTAAGAGTGGGGTTATCGTTAGCAGACCAAAGAATAATAGAATCTATGATTGGAAGTACGTTTGGGAGATTGACAGTGATAAAAAGGGCGCCAAATTATAAAGCTGGTGCAACCAGATGGGTATGTAAGTGCTCTTGTGGTAAGGAAATAATAACCTATGGGTCAAACTTACGGACGGGCAAAACTAAAAGCTGTGGTTGTCTGGCCATAGATACCAGGAAGAAAACACCATACAAGCACGGAATGGCTAACAGTAGGCTATATAACATCTGGCATGGAATAAAAAACAGGTGTGAACTTGAAAGTAGTACAGGATACAGGTTGTACGGTGCGAGAGGCATTCATATTTGCGAGGAATGGAAGTCTGAGTTTACAAATTTTTATGATTGGGCAATTTCGCATGGATATACAGAATCCTTGGAGTTGGACAGGATTGACAATGACAAAGGATACTCGCCAGATAATTGTCGGTGGGTAACCCATAAGGAAAACTGTAACAACAGAAGAAATAGTAAAAATAGGCTTACTGGTAGAATGATGTCTGATAGCAACGGAAAGGCAAGAAAAAGGCCGAGGGAGGTGCGAACTCCGGTCGGCCAGCATGATAAAACATCACAACCTTATTATAAAGGAGAACCGGAGGAATGGCAAGCATGAGGATATCAAAAATCAAGATTAAGAACTTATTTGGGATAAAGGAGTACGAGGCCAATGGACAGAGCGTTGAACTGGATGGAAGGAATGGAGCTGGTAAGACTTCCGTGATTGACGCAATCCGGTACGGTCTCACGAACAAATCTGGCCGTGACTACATAGTAAGGGACGGAGAAACTGAGGGGGAAATCCTCATTGAGACTGACGATGGTATACGGATTAACCGTAAAGCCCGTACCGCACAGGCAGATTATAAGAGTGTGAAGAAAGACGGCTATGAGGTAGGAAGCCCGGAGACTTTCCTGCGGGACATCTTTACCCCCCTTCAGCTTTCTCCGGTTGAATTCATGGAGATGGATAGGAAACAGCAGAACGCCATCATTCTGGATATGATTGAGTACCCATGGGACATGAACAAGATACGGGAATGGTTTGGTGAGATACCTGACTGGGTTTCCTATGACCAGAACATTCTCCAGGTACTCAACGACATCCAGGCGGAAAATGGATGGTACTTCCAGCACCGGCAGGATATTAACCGGGACATAAGGAATAAGAGGGCTTTCATCGCGGATATTTCCGATACAATCCCGGCAGGATACGAGGCGGACCGCTGGGAACGCGAGAATGTTGGGGAGCTCTACCGAGAGATTGAAAAAATCCGTAAGGATAATGAGACCATAGACAAGGCAAAAAGGATGCTGGAGAACAGGAGCAACAAACTGAGGGCTTATGAAGCTGACCGGGAAATTGAGATATCGGCCATCGAGAAGGAGTTTGCACGGCGTGAGACTGGGCTCAAGGAACAGATTGCCTCACTGGAGGAACAGATACGCTCCTGCAAAAAAGAGCTGTCCGGCCTTGGGGAAAAGAAACAGGACAAGATTGATTTGGCTGAACAGACATATAAAGCCAATGTATCAAAATATGATGCAGAGCTGTCACAGTACGAAGAGTATGCCACTAAGGCGCCCAGAAGCACCACGGAGCTGATGGAAAAGGCAGAGTATGCTGAGCAGATGAAAGGCCACCTGAATGAATACCGCCGCATGGAATCCCTCCAGGGGGAGGTGTCGAAGCTGTCAGAAGAAGCAAAGTCCCTGACGGATAGGATTGAGAAGGCCAGGTCCCTTCCTGGGGAAATCCTGCAGGAGGCCAGGATACCGATTGATGGGCTTACGGTCAAGGATGGAATCCCGTTAATTCACGGGCTTCCCATCAGTAACCTGTCTGATGGAGAAAAACTGGACCTGTGCATTGATGTGGCAATACAGAAACCGAATGGTCTGCAAATCATACTGATTGACGGGGTGGAAAAGCTGTCAACCGACATGCGGAATGAACTTTACCGCAAGTGTAAGGACAAGGGGCTGCAGTTTATCGCAACACGCACAACTGATGATGCGGATTTGACTGTTGTGGAATTGTAGGAGGATGACAATGGAAGAAATAGTGGTGAATGACCAGAAGCATGAGGTGGCAACACCGTTTTCAAACTCACAGAGTTTCCAGAAATTATATGACATAGGGAAGATGTTCGCGTCTTCATCCCTTGTTCCGGCAGCATATCAAGGGAAGCCAATGGATTGTACAATTGCTGTTGACATGGCGAACAGGATGAATGTCAACCCCATGTTCGTGATGCAGAACCTGTATGTAGTGAAAGGGAAACCATCGTGGAGCGGACAGGCCTGCATGAGCATGATAAGGGCCTGCCATGAATTCAAAGACGCACGTCCTGTATACACGGGTGAACCATATACAGATACCTGGGGATGCTATATCCAGGCGGAGGACAGGAAGACAGGGGAAATCATCAACGGGACAGAGGTGACCATACAGATGGCGAAGGCTGAGGAATGGTACGGAAAGCCCGGGAGCAAATGGAAGACCATGCCTAAGCAGATGCTTGCCTATCGTGCGGCTGCCTTCTTTGCCAGGGTATATATTCCGAATGCCCTTATGGGGTGTCACGTTGAAGGGGAAGCAGATGACATGACGAAAGGGGATAAGCCTGCCATGGTTGACCCCTTCATACCACCAGAAGGAGAGGAGCGCTTTAAATGATATTGACAGCAGAGAACTATTACAGCCAGGAGGCCAACCAGGCTTACATGTCGGTCAGCCAATATAAGGAATTCTGTGGCAGCATGGGTAAAATCCCATGCGAGGCCCAGGCCCTTGCGAAATTACGTGGGGAATGGGAGATGGAGAAGACCGTGGCACTTATGGTCGGGTCGTATGTGGATGCCCACTTTGAGGGGACACTCAACCTCTTTAAGGCCCAGAATCCAGAAATCTTCACGAAACAGGGTGTGCTAAAGACGGAATACCGTCATGCGGAGGAAATCATCAACCGGATAGAACGGGATGAATATTTCATGAAGTACATGGGGGGCCAGAAGCAGGTCATCATGACCGGGGAGATAGGTGGGACGCTCTGGAAGGTCAAACTGGACAGCTTCATCCCGGATGTATGCATCGTGGACCTGAAAGTCATGAAGTCCATCCGCGATACATTCTGGGTACGTGATGTAGGATACATGGATTTTGTTCAGTACTGGGGTTATGACATCCAAGGCGCCGTGTATCAGGAGATTGTCCGCCAGAACACAGGCAAGACATTGCCGTTCTTCATTGCCGTGGCAAGTAAAGAGAAGGAGCCTGATATAGAAATCATTGGGATTGATGATGCACACCTGCAGGAAAAATTAATTGAGGTGCAGGGCAATGTTGCAAAAATCAATGCATTGAAGGCCGGTGAGTTTGAGCCTTTGCGGTGTGAGATGTGTGATTACTGTAAGCATACAAAGGTGCTCACACACCCCATCCATTATTCTGAGCTTATGACGGAGGTGTAAAGTGCCAGGGATTGTGACGGAGTATAATAACATTTGCATTTTTTGTGGTAAGCCAACAAATATAGAACATCATCTCATTTATGGGAATGGCCGCAGGAAGTTAGCGGATGAAGATGGATTGATAGTCCCTTGCTGTGCAGACTGTCATACCTTGGGTAGGAATACTGAGAAAATCCATGGGAACCCAAAGGCTGAGAAGATGTCGAAGATGATGGGGCAGCTTGCCTATGAGGCATATATTGGGAACCGTGAAAACTTTCGGAGAAGATATGGGGAGAGCTATCTATGAAATTCATTATTTCAGGAACTTATTACAAGGACAGGACATTTCCGGGTCTGAATGAGTACATAGCGGAGCTTGGGAGGAACCCACATGCAGGCGGCCGGCTTAAACGTGATTATATGATGGTTGCCAGCAATGCCATCAGGAGGGATTTGAAGCGGTATAAGGCCAATGGTCCGGTCATCCTCCATTACAGTTTCTATGAGCCAGCAAAAGGACGTAGGCGTGACGTGATGAATGTCTTTTCCTTTGCGGATAAGGTGATTGAGGACGCCCTGGTGAAATGCGGAGTTCTGAGTGATGATGACCCGTCCCATATGAAGAACACCACACACGAGTTTGAATACACATCCGGGGTGCCTCGCATTGAAGTGACGATAGAGGAGCTTTAAGGAGGGAATCATGTATGGATGGACACATCAAACTGTTTCGTAAGTTTCTGGATTGGGGATGGTATCAGGATATCAACACGAAGGTGCTGTTCATCCATATGCTCCTTAAGGCCAACTGGAAGGATGGAAAATTCATGGGCACAACGGTTCCGCGCGGTTCCTTTGTATCGTCTATCAGGAACCTTGCATATGAGACAGGGCTTACAGAACGGGAGGTTAGGACCGGAATTTCCCACCTAAAAACGACAGGCGAAGTGACAAGCAAGTCGACAAACAAATATAGCGTATTTACAATAAAAAACTATGATTTGTATCAGTCAGATGACAGGCAGGATGACACCCAGGCGACAGGCGAGCGACATTCTAACGACAAACGAACGACAACA